TTTCTTTTTCAACCTTTACTTCAGCGGGTTTTTCTACTACTTCTTCTTTTTCTTCTACTTCAAATTCTACTTTTGGTGCAGACTCTGAAGCACCTGAAGTATCAATCTCAGACCATTCTGATAGGTCTACTTCTGTTTCTTCGTTACTCATTACTCTTTTTCCTTTCTATCGCTAGGTGCGAAACTAACGGTTACGGCTAATAATTAGTTATTATATACTAATTAATTTAGTTAGACAAATTAAATGTTGGGTCTAGATCAGTAGGCTTGTCTACACGCATAATGATCTGATCGTCAAACAATAACAAAAACTTCACACCTTTGTACTGAAGCTTCTGTCCAATAAGCTTACCATAAGCTACATAATCTCCTTCTTGACACCAAGGTCCAAGAGGAAACTTCTCTTTGTCGTCATATGCTAGATCACCTAAAGCTACTACTTTACCAACAGTAGTCAGATAAGCAATATCGTCTTTAGTTGAGTCAGGGAGAATAATACCACCCTTCGTCTTTTGTTTAATTGACACTGGCTGAACCAGCACATGATAACCCGGCAGTTCCGGTAAGTCTTCTTTCTTTAATTCAATACCTTCATCTGAAACCCAATCAGAGTTAGGAATTGTTTTGCCCATTGAAGGCTGTTGCATTTACTACTCCTCTTCGTAGATACGAATTTTAACAATATTTGTTATTTGTTCTTTCGCCAACTCTAGTCCTTCTATACGACCAACGACTTGACGATACTCATCGTAACTTGAAGAGCCTCCATATGCAAGTAAATTTTTTAAATCTTCGACTTGTTTATCAAGTTCTTTTGTTATTTCTTCCCAGAGGGTCATTAACTATTCTTGTTAGCCTCCTTTACAAAGTCTGTTACCATATCAGCAGCTTTAAGCATTTTGCTTGTATCGGTTGTTTCTTGGGTTTTAGCCAAGTCCATAATAGCATCAAGTGCTGCAATAGCTTTCTTAGCATTACGATCCTTTTCTTTTTCTTGAGCATTAGTTGAAGTACGAATACCTTCTTTCATCATGTCAATCTGAAGCTGTGCTTCCTTCAGATCAAGTTCACGGTTCTTCATTGCAGCTTCAACGCTTTCTTTGGCTGTCTGTGCTTGTACCTTGGCTTGTTCAACCTGTAGACGCTGCTGTTCAATCTGAACCATCTGTGCTTCTGGTGTAGCTGCTTGTTGCATCTGGGCCATAGCCTGATTAGCTTGAGCAACCTGTTGGGCTGCTTGAGCCATGACCATCTCCATAACGCGAGGATCATTAGGATCAACCTGACCAGATGCAATAGCTTCTGGACCATACTGTTCAACAATCTGTTCTGCAGTACCTTCAACCTGCTCCTGATATTTCATAATCAAATGTTCTTGCATATTTGCTTCTAGAACTGGAGCAATACGTTTCATTAGAGGATTAGCACCATTCTGTGGGTCTTGCATGTAAGCCATCTTAGCTTGAATATGTGCGTCATGGTTCTGACCCATAAAGGCTTTGATAGGTAGACCTTTAACTGCAGCCATAATATCTGAGATTGGATCAAGCGGTACAGGCTGTGGTTTACGTGGCATGATCTTATCTAAGTCTGGAACATTAGCAGACTGAAGAATAGAACGGTTAAGTTCCTCTAGATCAAACATACCGGGTGGAGACTGTTGTGCAAGCTGCATAGCCATCTGAGCCATCATCATGCGATGGGCGTTAGATGGAATGTTTGGATCAGATACTGGAATAATATCAATCCGGCCATCAAAGTCTGCTTTGTAAATTGTTAGCGTATTTTCTGGAATGTCTACAAGTGATTCGTCTGGTAGATATTCGTAGTTAATACGACCCAGAATTTTAAATTCGTCTTTTTGTGATTTGTGTAGCCGCTTATGAATAGCAGAAAAGAACTTGCTACTAGCTTCAAGCAGAGCCATTGTTGTACCAACTGGTCCATAGCTTGCTGCATCAGATACAATCTGTTCTGTGCTATCAGCAAACTTTTGTGCGGCGTTGGAGACAAAGCCTAACATTTGGAATAGAGTCTGCGAAGGTTCTTTGTACGGTAGAGGAATGATCATCTTAGATAGATCATTACCAACCGCCTCAACCTCTTTCCATTCACCGGGGGCAATAGGATCATTGTCTCCAACCATCCGCAACCCTTTAGCTTTGAAGCCGCCGGGTAGATTGGCAAACTGTCCAGCATCGACCAAACCACGCATAGCTGCAGTAGCTGTCATTGTCAGGTTGCCAAGGAAATGGATTAAGCCAAGGCCATAGAAGCCAAAGCCGGGTACAAAACGATAGTGAGTAAAGAAGATTTTCTTTTCTCTACGCTTATCTTTAATATCATAGTTACGACGGATGGATAGAACCTTCCGTGACTTTTCTTCAATAGTAACAATATAAGGAAGGGACAGACCGTCATCCTCACCGTGAAACTGCTTCGGCAAATCAAGATAGCAGTGCTGTTCAAGTAGAACATATTGTGGGTCATGCTGTGAAGAAGGGGAAAGACCCAAGATCGTATCCATCTTCTGTGCCATTGCTGTTTGTTCTGGCATAGAAGCTTCAGGCAGGTCAACGTCGGCATACATACCTGCGGCTATGTCACGTTGCATTTCAACTGGACTACGATAAATCACGTGAGTGTAACGGTCTGCCCGTCGCAGGTCCGTTGCATAATATGAAATATAAAATTGGTCGATAGGTACAAATTCAGATACAGGGCGATTTAGTCCCTGATCAAAGTATGTCTTTTTAAATGCTGATCCAATAAGTGGTAGATGGAAAAGCATACGTTCAAATTCGTCAAAGTATTCTGTAATCTGGTCAGTGACCTGATAGTTCATAAATGCTTTAACACGGTTAGCCTGATCCTGTTTTTCTTCAGTAACGTCACCAACAATTTGTGACTTTACAGGACCAGCCGGTGGAAATAATTCTTGTGTAGCTTTAGATTGAAACTTAACTGCTGATTCAATTAGAATAGGATGCACAGCAGTACAGGCACCTTCAAATGGTTCTGCTGCTTCTTCAAGCTTTAGACCTAGTAGATCAAAGCCACGTTCAAACATAGACTCCCAATCTGAACGTGAGTCTTTGTCTGCTTCAAAGTTGTCAATAACTTTAGCAGCTATTTCTTCCAGTTCTTCTTCATCCATATCTTCTGCAAGATTACGATAAAATTCTTCTGGCTCTTCCTTTTTCTGTACCTTTGATCGTTCGTCTTCTGGTGGTTTAAACTCTACGATAATACCACCGTCTTCTGGATCAAGTTCCATAGTAGCTTCGTTACCATCTTCATCAATGGTTCCAGTTGATTCTATCTCAATGGATAGTTCTGCTGTTGGAATAGGATCAAAGGGATTACGTTCAGTTGCCATTTTCTATATTGCCTTTGGTTGATAATTATCGTATGGATTACGTTCTACTACAGAACCGCCTTGTTTCTTTGTCTCGGGTGCTAAATTTTTAATCTTTTCAGCTACTCGTTTTGCTCTTTCTGGTGTATCTTTTTTAGCCCAATCTGAATCTAATGCTTCATTCGCAGCTTCTTTAAATTTACCTGCTCTATAAAGTTTTAGTGTTTCTTCAAATTTTGATACTGATGGTTTACCCATTTGATAAACCATTTCAGCTAAAGGAAGAATCTGATCTTCAGATAAATTAGGAAGTAGTTCTCTAGCTTCTTTAATTGAATTTTTCCAACGTGTTAGCCCAACAGACTCTACAATATCTTTAGGAACTGTATCTCCTATTTTTAATTTTTTCTTTCCTATAGTTTTAAGAAAATTTTTATCTACAAGAATACCAGCGCCTAAAGTTGGTTTACTTTTTGTATCTGGATATACTACATAACTATCAGAATCTTTATTATATTTAGTTGGATCATTAAAATTATATTCACCAAATTCTTCAGGAACTACTTCATTACTATAATAAATCTCAGAATAATCAGGTTTTACTTTAGGAGTAGGCACTTCTTCACTAACAGAAGACACACCAGAAATAGCTTCGTCCATTGCACGTGCTTCGGCTTTATCTGCTGGAGTAGCTTGCTCATATCGGATCATAATAGGATTTACATTATCGCTAGGCATACCACCCGGTGACAACATTGAGGCTAATCCTATAACAGATGTTAAACCTTTGTCAACCATTATATTGCCCTTGCTTGATAATTATATGGATTTGATTCTATAACAGAACCACCCTTACTTTTATTTATTTTTTTAGTTTCAGGTTTAATAGAATAACCTTTAATCATTTCTGGAGGAATAGGTTCTTTAAAACGAACTTCTGTAAGTTCATAAAAAGGTGTATTGTACTTTTTATCCATAGGAACATTTTCTTGTCCAAAAATTTTTATTCTATCAGATTTATTAAATTTTTCTAAACCTTTATCACTAAATAGTTTTTCTTTAGAAGTAGGACTACGCTGTAAAGGAATGTTTCTTTCTAACATTTCTCTTGGAACTTCAATTTCTAATAAGGCTCGTTCTTCGCGAGGTGCTTGTTCATATGCTTTTCCTTTTTTTCCTTTACTAGCTTTTTCTCCTCTAGCCATAACAGAATATCCAACTCCTGTGTCTGGATCAGGAGTAGCATAAGTATAGCCTTTTCTATCTACTTTCAAACCTTCTTCTTTAATTTTATCTAGATTTTTTATATTTGTTCCGTGATATAAAGTTACTGTTCCCTTATCTTCTAATTCATCTAACCACCAATTAGTTTTCTTGCCGGGAAAAGAAAGTTGTTTAAAAGAATCTAAGGCTCTTTCAGATATTTCTTCTGGTTTAAGTAAAGAACGTAAACCTTTTACTCCTCCTTTACCTAACATGTATCCACCAGCAATACCGGGAGGACCAGCTACAGCACCACCTATACCACCAGCTATTCCAAGTAACTCAGCTAAAAAATCTATACCACCTTCAGTGCCACCTTTTTGCACACCAGTTACAAAACCAGAACCGGGAAGCATTTCAGCAGCAATACGAGCAGCACCAACAGGATCAGAAACAGCCCCCGGCTTTAAACCAAGTTCTTCTGCTGGTGTACCTTTAATACTTTGAACTGTTTGTCTGAGACGATTTGCCATAATGGTAGATACTTCCCCTATCTTTCTCCACTACTTAATTTCAATACTATATCACATAGTTAAATTTTATACAACTTATACATATTTAAAAATGTAATCTTCAACTGTTTTACCTACACAAGTCATACCTAAATCTTTACAGATGTAGTCTGCTATATCCTGCCTAGATATACCAAAGCTTTCACAGTTGTTTTTAATTTCTATATTGATTACTGGCTTTGTTC